TTCAAAAAGGAGATTCGAGTCTTTATGAGAAAATGGGAAGATGATGGAGAGAACTTGGCAGGCTTTGGACTGGTTGAGCCGAAGGATGCACCACAGAAGAAAATCTCAAAGGCTGACCCAAGAACCAGAGGCAAGCGCCCAGAGCATGAGTGGACTCCAATGGACGTCGCTGCTGAGTTCTCTTACAGAGTTGGCAAGAAGTACCCGCTCCTACCAGGGACAGTCAGCGTCAAGCAACTTGCAGGAGCACTCTCCAAGTTTAGAAAGCAGTACAACACCACTCCACTGATTGAGTTGGAGCTGCTACGGCTATTTATGGCAGATGAAAGTAACTTTCGAAATATCGGGGATGAGGCTCCGTTTTTGTACAAGATTTATCTCTCTTCATTCGGCAAGAAGATGAATCAGGCAAGAGAAAACCTCGGACTTGCTAAAATCACAGCGAAAGTAGAGACTACTCAGAGTGCAGCGACTCTTATCGCTAGCGATGGTCGCGTATTCCAGAACTCACTTTCTGGACGCAAACAACTGGAACGACACGAAGAACGACTAAAGGAGAGATTAAATGGCTAAAAAGAAAACCGCAGTATTCACAGCAACTCTTACTCTGAACCCTGAGAAGGGCGGAGCATGGATGGCTTACTACACCGCAACTGTGTTTGAAGATAAGGTTGGGTTGAATACAATTCCAGACTCTAATGGTGTCGGAGGACAGTCAGCGTGGAAGAACGCTTCTGCAGCAAAGCGCTGGATTAAAGAAAAAGTCCTTGAGAACACACCTAGGAAAAGCGTAAAGATGCTTCCAGTAGAGTTCGATGAGAATGAAAAGCCTATTAGATTTGAAGGCAAGCTAGAGTACAAAGTAACAGAGTAAGTTAAAAAAGGGGGCAAAATGTACGACATAAACTCACTCTCGCCCATGAAGAAACACTGGCTTCTTCGAACCTCTAACATACCTAGAAGATTTCTAGGATTAGAGCCGTCTGACATTGTTTCTCATACAGGGTCTTTTTCTCCAGAAGTAAGTACTTGGATTGAGGATATCTCTGAGGGAAATGTAATAAAGCAGATTGGCAACATAGGTACCAATGGTGTCGGACTGTTGTTTGATGGAGGACCTGGTATTGGTAAAACTACTAATGCAGTTGTTGCTGCCATGGAGTTTGTAAGAAGATTGCCAGAGGATGACGCTGAGTGTCAGAAACGTCTAGGAATAAACTCCTCTGACTTCGGTATCTCCTCTAGGCCAATCCATTACTTGACTTATCCTGAGTTCCTTTCCTTAAAGAAATCTTCATTTGATTTTGAGGGTGAGGACAAACGGAACATGATGTACACGCTTGATGGGTTACATGGTAGGTCTAAATTTGACCACCTAAACGTTCGGCTATTAGTCATCGACGATTTAGGGAAAGAATACGGGTCAAAATATGATGATTCTTCTTTTGATGAAATTCTTCGTATTCGATATGACCGTGGATTACCTACCATCGTAACTACTAACGTTAGATTAGAAGACTGGGAAGCTAAGTATGGAGAAGCTATGTCGAGTTTCGCACACGAAGCCTTCATTAGAGTGCCTATAGTTGGTTCTGATTTAAGAGGCGCCAAATGAAAGGCATGAGCATGAGCACACCTTGGAGGACAGTACAACTGTTCCTGTCTGCTCAAGGTGCTGGAGTTTTTGAAGTAGAAGTTGATACTGACACAAAAGAAACCCGTTGTAATTGCCCTGTGTACGAGAAACGGGGTTCTTGCAAGCACACCATGTTCGTTAACTTAAAGATGCGCATGAATGAGGGTCATTACTCAATCTCTATCCCAGGAGATGTCCCTGAAGAGCTGGCTGCGGAAGCAAGCGAAGACCCAAAGAAATTTAGGGAATTTGTACTAAAGTACGCTACTGTAGAAGTCCTATGAAAAACGGAGACATATCAAATGTCTCCTCTCCCCAAGTAATCTGCATTGCAGAAGTCGTTTGTACATTGGTTGCAGAGGAGACTCGTAAACTTTTGTCCAAGAAAGTTGAATACAAACTTGGAGAGATGAACCTTCTTGCCTTGAATAGATTATGGCTTACCTCTAACCAATACGGACTTTCTTTGGAGATGTCTGCTTTTGAAAGTGAAGGTTGGACTGAAGAGCTTCTAAACAAAGCTTTCGAGAAATTTGAGCGTAGAGTTGTAAATCCCTTTAACTATTGGCAACTTTACGAGGATGTAGATGAGTTAGTGGGTGTGATACCGTACCGCACTAACTTAAAGGGGATAGTTGATATTCCAGCACGTGTAGCACGATACGGCTCAGCAGGAGTAGAGTTAAATAACTTGTAATAGGGGGAAAAATGGCTTCAGATAAAGTTACAAATGAACATCGCTTAATAAGCAAGATAGTTCAAGATAGAGTTATAACTCCAGCATTGCAACGTGGTGTGACTGAATCTTGGTTCTTAGATGATGCAGATAAAAGAGTTTGGTCTTTTGTTCGTAAGCATTACAGTGACTATAACGAAGTTCCTACTGCTGTAACAGTTAATGACCACTATCCAAATTACGACCTTATTGCTGTAGATGACAGCCTAGATTACTTATTAGACACACTTGTTGACTTTCGTCGTCGTTTGCTTACTCGTCAAGGACTAGAGGAAGCAGTAGAAAACCTACACGCTAAAGACCATGAAGCAGCTTTGCTCTCAATGGAGCAGACAATCACCCGTGTCAATGAGCAAGGTGTGTCTGGAGTCCATGAGGTTGATTTAACTAAAAATACGGAAGAGCGTTACAAGAGCTATCAAGCTCTTCAAAATAATGACTTTCTTGGTGTTCCTACAGGTTTTACAAAGATTGATGAGGCAACCGCTGGGTTACAAGGTGGTCAACTCATCACTATCATCGCTCCACCTAAGACAGGTAAATCTCAGATTGCTTTGCAAGTGGCTATAAACATCCACCAACAGGGTTACTCACCGATGTTCCAATCATTTGAGATGAACAACCATGAACAACAGCAACGCCACGACGCTATGAGAGCCCACATTGACCATAATCGTTTGCGCCGTGGAAAACTTCTTCCAGAAGAAGAAGACCGTTACATAGATGTTCTGAACGAAATGGAAAAAGAGCATTCATTTCATCTAGTTGACGCAGTCCATGGGATTACTGTGTCAGCTTTAGCAGCGAAAATTGAGCAGACAAAGCCAGACGTAGTGTTTGTAGATGGCGTGTATTTAATGCTGGATGAGATAACGGGAGAGATGAACACTCCTCAATCAATTACCAATATCACTCGTGCTATGAAGCGCCTAGCTCAGCGTATTGATAAGCCTATCGTCATTACCACTCAGACTCTGTTGTGGAAGATGCGGGCAGGAAAAGTAACGGCAGATTCAATCGGTTACTCATCCTCCTTCTTTCAGGACTCTGACGTTATTTTGGGTCTAGAACCAGTTGAAGAGGATGAAAGCATTAGGAACTTAAAAGTTGTTGCTAGTCGTAACTGCGGGCCAGCAGAAACCTCTCTTACATGGCGTTGGGAGACAGGTTGTTTCCACGATGAGTCTCAAATGATGAAGTGCCAATATTGCATGAACTGGTCTACTCGATGATTGATATTGAAAAAGTTCTTCTATCCCTAGACTTAAAACTTACTGCTCAACGCGGTGATGAAGTCCAAGGATTTTGTCCAATGCACAAGGCTAGAACAGGTAAGGAAGACCATAATCCATCTTGGTGGATAAACGGCAATACTGGAGCTCACATATGTTTTTCTTGCGGGTACAAAGGAAATATCTACACCCTTGTCTCTGATATAAAGGGGATGGATTACTTTGATGCAAAAGATTACATAAATAGTAACGAAGATTTACCTATTGACTCACTTTTGAAGCGAATTAAAGAACTTCCTATGTATGAGGCTAAAGAGCAAGAGGAAGTTCTTGCAATTACAGAAGCTCGATTAGCTGTTTACACAAATCCGCCAGAGAAAGAGCTAAGGAAAAGGTTCCTAGATGCAGAATCAGCAAAACACCACGGGGTCCTCTGGGACACAAAAACCAACTCATGGATTCTCCCTATCCGTGACCCGAACGATTACAGTCTTTGGGGATGGCAAGAGAAAGGAGCAAATGGACGTTTCTTTAGAAACCAACCAGCAGGGGTTAAGAAGTCTAAGACGGTATTCGGTGTCGAAGTCATGGCAACCGACACTCTCGTAGTTGTCGAATCTCCTCTTGATGTTGTCAGACTTGCCTCTGCAGGAATTTCTGGAGCCATATCAACTTACGGAGCGATAATCAGTGAAGACCAAGCAAAGATTATGCGCCGTGCCGAGAAGGTCATAGCAGCATTTGACAAGGATGCTGCAGGACAGAAAGCATGTGAGCAAATAAAGGTTTATGCACACAAGTATGGTCTTGAACTGTTTTACTTTAACTACAGTGGTATTGAGGTTAAAGACCCAGGAGACATGACTGTAACCGAGATTCGTCGTGGCATTATGACGGCACGAGACGTTATCTATGGGAAGAAGGCTTATTCATGGACTTAAGAGATAAGGATAGGCCATTACATGTTTGCTTATGCGGTTCCACACTCTGGAATGTTAAAGCTATGTTTGAAGATGGGGAAATAAGTCTTTACATGTTAGATATGGAGTGTGCGCTTTGCGGGAATTTAGCAACTGCGCCAACCCCTCTAGATGTTTAAAGGGACATTACTGCCTTACCAACCAGAGGCTGTAGACAAGATGGTTGCTCGTAAAAAAATGCTAGTTGCATATGAAATGGGTCTTGGAAAAACTGTTCTCACTATTGCAGCTATTGAAAAGCTACGTGAAGAAGGGGTTATTACTCGCCCAGTTTTGATTGTTGCATTATCTAGTTTGAAGTACCAATGGAAAAAAGAAATAGAAAAATTCTCTGACGCAACTGTCTCTGTCATTGACGGGACTAAGACAGTAAGAGCAGACCAATGGGATTCAGAAGCTGATTACATTGTTTGCAATTATGAGACAGTCGTTAATGACTGGTCCCTTGTTACTAGTCGATTGTTTGATGCAATCGTATGTGATGAAGCTACTGCAATAAAGAGCTTTAAATCAAAAAGGTCTAAGTTTATAAAACAACTTTCTAAAACCATACCTGTTAGGTTTGCATTAACTGGTACTCCTATTGAGAATGGAAGACCAGAAGAAGTATTTAGCATTATGCAATTTGTTGACGACAAAGTTCTTGGAAGATTCGATTTATTTGACCAAGCTTTTATTGTTAGAAATCACTTCGGTGGAGTGCAGCGTTACCGAAATTTACCTTTGTTTCATGAAAGAATAAAAAGTGCTTCCGTAAGAAAGACTCAAAGAGACCCCGACGTTGCTCCTTACCTTCCTAAGACCATTCATTATGACCCTATAAGTGTAAAGCTAGATAAAAAGTCCGCAGAACTTTACGAGAGAATTTCAACCGACCTATTTAAAGAATTAACAGAAGCGCAAACTCTTTTGGGTTCTTCTTTTTCTTTAGAAGCGCATTATGGACAAGCACACCAAGTAGGCTCACCTGCGGATGAGCTTAGGGGAAAGATTATGTCCAAGATAACTGCTCTGCGTATGCTTTCGGATAGTCCGCAGCTTCTTTTGGACAGCGTGGCTAAATTCCATGATGGATGGCAAGTAGTGGACGGAGACACCTCCGTCAATATTGCGGGCTCAAGAGGTGGTAGTGCTTACCTAGCCGAGCTAGCTGATGCTGGAGTCCTAGACAATATCAGCACAACTTCCCCCAAATTAGCCGCTGTTATCGAATATGTGTTAGAACACATAGAGATTGATGAGAACGCCAAAGTAGTTATATTTACATGCTACCTAGGTATGCTCCCCTTAATTCAAGAGATTTTGACCCAAAAGAACATTCAAAGCCGCACTTACTCAGGCGAAATGAATGCCAACCAAAAAGAAATTGCCAAAACTGAGTTTCAAACTTCTAAAGAAGTTAGGGTTCTTATTTCTACTGATGCAGGAGGCTACGGGGTTGATTTGCCTCAAGCTAACCTTTTAGTTAACTACGACCTTCCTTGGTCAGCAGGCACTGCAGTTCAAAGAAACTCAAGAATACGACGCGCCAGCAGTAAGTGGCCCAGCGTTATGATTCAAGACTTTTTAGTGCTAAACTCCATCGAAGAAAGACAGTACGAAATGTTGAACCAAAAGAACGCTGTAGCAGACGCCGTAATAGACGGTGAAGGCATCAATGTTCAAGGCGGTGTAGACTTAACAGTAGGAAGTCTTTTAGCTTTCATACAAGAAAACCAAGCATAGGGGGCAAAAAATGGCACGAGTAAAAACAGCAGAACCAAGAGTGGCAAAACAAGACGACTTATTGAGTCGTACAAAACAGTACTCTTTTGTAAAAGGTCAAATAGATTACTTAGAAAAAGAACAGAAAGAACTTCGTGGGCAATTATTCGAAGATATTGACAATGCAGGAGAACCTGATTCTAAAGGAAACATTGTCCTCGAACTACCACAAGAAGTAGACGGGTATGTTGCTGTAGTCAAGCAACGTCGCGTAACTCGTAAAATTAACGAAGAAAAAGCAGCAGAGATTATTGCTGAGCATAATCTTGAGGAGTCTTTGTACAAGACGATTCGAGTAATTGATGAAGACGCGCTTATGGCTGCTTTGTACAACGATACTCTAACAGAGGATGAGATTGAAGCAATGTACCCCCAGACAGTTACGTGGGCTCTCATTCTTAGTAAGAAGTAATTCATGGCAGGTCTTCGCAGCGATGATGAAATTGAAAAAGCATTTGCTGATTTAGAGTACATACCTGGTTCTAAGAAGAAACGCCGTGAACCAAACCCGAAGGTTTCCCGTCGTAAGG